TAAACGCGACCAAATCGTGTGCTATTCCATAGGCTGTCATTGTACCCTTACCCCTGAATATAATCCGTTCGGCTACACCAGGCAAAATCACGGGGGCGCGATTGTGGAAATTCTCAAAGGTGGTAATTTCAAGGTCAATAACTATCGCATAATTGACGGCAAATGCTATTAAGACCTCTCATAATTGATGTACTCGCAGCAGACGAAGAAGGTGAAGAACTCGAAGATTTGGGGCTGCAACCTAATTTATGGGATGCGCCCACATTTCAGATAGCCATTTGGAATGTGGAGTATGTTATGGAAGATATCCGCAGCACGAAATCAACTCCGTTAACAATGATTTGCACGGGCAGCGAAGAATGGCTAACTTTGATGACCACAAAACAAGTGAACGAAAAAATCATGCAGTGCATGAAATTATATTAAATGCCCGGTTAGTGTAAATTGGCAACATTCCTCCACCGGTTAAATAGTTAGTAGACTGCCTGGCTCGGTGCGAAACACTTAAAGGGGGGAGCTGTGAGTTCGAACCTCACACCGGGAGCTAAACTTCAAACAGCGTATAATCTATGCGCTGCCCGTTTGTGAATAATTTGCAAACTTCAAACCACATTGCATCATTAACCACATGACACCCGGCAGACCAGCCGTTAATTTTGGCAGCAACGCCACCGCGATGCAGGTTAATACCAAACAATCCAAATTGCTTTATGTGGCTATCAATTAAGCGGTTTTTATTGCCGTCCCGGTAGATTGTAATGGGCAGCACCTGCATAAAGTAAGGGGCGTTGAGCCAAAGAAAACGCCAATTTGAGGCGGTTACGAATTGATGCGCCCCGATTATTTGCTGCTCACAAGCTATGGCAGTCCCGGTTATACCACCAACGGTCAACGGATTGAACACATAGTAATCCCCAGCAGTTGTTGAGCAAGGCAAAGCCATAACTGGCAGCCCTGATTTGTAAACTGCAACGAAATCGTCAAAGGTATTTGTGAGGTTCTTGTCGGTTCTTATCCACACCAACCCGTCTTTCGGCATTAACCATTTGCGTTTTTCGATGTTAGCCTTTACATATTGGTGCAGTGCGGTCAATGTGCGCTGCCCAACGATGCCGTCAACAACTAATTGCGCCCCGTTGGCGTTCAAAATCTCTTGTAACTTTCTCATTTTGCGATAACTCCTATTAACACCCCAGCCAAAAATGACCAGTTGCGCTGTCTTTTAACTCTATTGTTAACCTTTTTTATGGCTGCATTTTCATTCACTAAGGCGTTTAAAGCCGTTTGTGTACGATTTATCACGCTATCCTTCGCACTTATCGCCACTTTTTGCGACAATATAACCTTCTCTTGCTTTTCGATTATATCGCAGTCCAATTCAACAATCCTGAAAAGGCTGTCATTCTCTTCCAGCAGGTAAGTTATTTTGGCAGTGTCTTCGAGAGTACCCCAAAAAGTATCATTTAAACGCCTTTCACGCCACTTCGTAACCTCGACTATACTCACACTCCTTTTTTGTTTTAAAGTGTCTGTAATGCGCTGTAATGAGTCCGCAAGTTTTAACGCCCTGCCAGCGACCTGCGCAAAGCTGTCGATTTTTTTATCAGCCAAAACACCTTGCCCGTACAATTCAACCTTTGTGAAGATACGGCTCACTGCCCAAGTGAGTATAAGTAGCCCAGCAACTATTACAAAAAGTCTCATTCTTCTGCAAAAAAATTGGTTATGAATTTACCTGCTGCACCACATATACCCGAAATCAGCATCAGTTTAGGATTGTCGATATTTAACCCGGCAATGAATAACGACATAGCCGCAATGCTGTCGCCCAGCACCCGAAACCTTTTGGGAGTAGGCTCAAAATAGTTTTTCAGTTTCATCTTCCCTGCCCTCTGTATTTTTTTGTTCTGCAATGCTTGTTTTCAGACTTCGTGTGCCGCCCTAACTTGCGCTTAGGTTTAGGCTGCCACTTTACTATCTCTTTACTTTTTGCCATTTTTCAAAAACTTGTAAATGCCTATGCAACTTACCACAAGAGCAGCCGTAAAACTAAGGAACTGAACTATGGGCAGTAATTTAGCCGCAACCCCGGCCAGCCACAAAAGCCAACTGCCTATGATGCTGTTGTCCAAATTATCCTTCATCACTTATTGGGGGTTGTGGCTTTTGCCTATATTCTATTCGTTGCATACCTGCCCAAATTTGAGGGTAGTCTTTTTTCAAATACTGAAATTCAGCCATGCAGTATTCCTCATCGCTTACTATCCAGTTGCCTTCCGCATCTTGCACGGGGTTTAAATGGCTGCCCTCAGTGCCTTGCAGTTGCCTTACATCGTCAATATTTACCCCTTCCGGGAATTTCCATACTAAAATCATACCTGCCTCCCTAATGTAGTCTGAAACGCTTGAACTGCGGTGTAAAGATTAGCGGCTTGTGTATCTGTCAATCCTTCGCCTATTGAGGCAAAAGCAAATTCTCTTTGAGTATAATATTGAACAGAATTGTTTTCATTGTACGCACCTAAATATATAGCTCTTGAAGTCAATGTCAAGTTTGTTAAACTTTTTGTAGCTTGTTGAACTCCATTTTTGTAAATTTTCCCAGTTGTTGAATCAGCTTTGCCTAAATAAAAGCCTTGTCCATCACTATTTGAAAATAAAACTCGGTTTAAATTACCGTCCCCAGTGTCATAAGCCGATGTGTTTGCAGACCTTCTCGCCCACAATGTCATGTTTCCAGTCCCGGAATTATCATCCCCAGCCCCCATATCGTAAAATGAAGTTACACCACCAGCAGCAGATGTCCTTGAATACAATGCAATATGGTTATTATTATAGCTTAGTGTATTTGAATTTGGCACAAATTTACTATCTGCATAACCAGTTGTGCCATTAAACAAAGCCCCTGTACTGCTGTGCGTAATTCCACCCAAGAAAACTAATCTAAAAGCACCGTCAGTGTCCTGCGCATCTTTTAAATTCCATTTGTGAGTTGATGCAGTGCCACCAACAAAAGGGTAAATGGCTTTACATTTTGTCCATACAGAATAAAATTTTAAGTCAATGACAAGCTGCTGAATGGCTGCTGTGATTGTTGCATCGGTTATTCCTGCCGCATTTAAAAAAGCCGTTGCATCCGCATCGGTTGCACCCACGCCCTCTGTATATGACCGAACCAAACCCGGTCGAGTTCGTAAACCGAACCTATTATTAGCCATTATGAAATTCGGTTAACATAGCCAACAAGGTTTATATTGTTGGCACTCGCACCAAATGCCCTTATTGTACGCCCACTTGAACCATCGCCAGTTAATACACATCCTGCTAAAATTAGGCTTAATCCTGATTTAGAAGGTATTGCGACAATAATTTGGTCATCAGGCGAAGTTGTGCCCCCTAATTCAATAGTAAGGTTTACCGATGCCGCACTTGTATTTGTGGCATATAACCATACTTCATCAATAACTCCGCTGCTTGCCTGTGTAGTGTGAATAGTTGTGCCGGGTGTTCCCGATGCAGCCACTTTAATAGGGCGACCGCCCGTGCTGCCTGATAGTAATATTTTTGTGAATGTTGCCATTATGAGAATACTTGAATTTCTAATATGTCAGCCCCTGCGCTTATGGTTAAATCACCACCGCCTAAGACGCTGTTGCCGTTAATTGTCTTAATGTTTGTTCCTGAAACCAGCGTGTCTTGTTTCGCGTCCACAGCCGTTTTAACAGCCTTTTGCGAGGGATAGAATGTATCGCTGTTGTCGGCTAACGATGTCTTCTTATTTGCCACATTTTCGGGCGTATAACCCAAAGCCGTGATGACATTCGTAATATAGCCCTGCGAGGTTACAAATGCCTGAGTTGCATATCCGGTTAATGCCGTTGTGATTTGACTTGCCACCGCTGCGGTTGTGGTAAATGTCGCCACTGCCCAATCATAAACCGCTTTAACGCTTGGATATTTTGTGTTGCTTGCTTGGTCAGTTGTAACGCTTGTGGATTTATTTGCCACATTCTCGGGGGTGAACCCGAGTGCGGTCGTTACATCGCCACTGCTAATCGTAAGGGTGTAGAACTCCAAGCCACTTGCATCGGCCTTAACCCTTACAAGTTTACCACCTTGCCCGGTGTAACTTTGCGGCACATCGGTGAGGTCAGTGAACAATGTCGCACCGCCACCGCTACCGCCCCAATATTGCAGACTATTCCACGCCCCTATTCCGTTACCGATTTTGAATTTTCTTGTATCGGTTTCAGCACCAAATTCACCTTCGGCTAAAACCGGGTTTTGTGCTGTCCATTGTGCGGCTGTTCCGCGTCTTAATTTTATGGTTATGTAACTCACGCTATACCTCCGTTAATTATGTTTGAAAAACTTGAATTATAGTACCCCCCGTCAATGACCTGCAACCCAGACAAATCCAATCCCGGGAAGTCATAATCATTGCTCGGCACATCGCAAAAATCACGGGTGTTTGAAGCCGTGAATGTGAACACACTTGCAACCCCTGCCACGATGTCGGTTTTGTCGTCATAAAAAGGTGTTGCGCTATCTTCTAACTTCCACATTCCCGAACTATCGTTGCGGTATATATACCTGAGTGTCGCATAAATGTCCAAAAGAACTTGGTGCATATCGCTTATTCGTTCAACCGCATCGGTGAAGTCTTCGCGGTGTCTATCCATAACCGCCAACGCAAAACGATATACAACCCTATCCCCGTCTATTTGGCTGCCGTCTGGGAATATCCGCATCAATGGGTACAATGTGTCGCCAGTTGTGGCCACATTGTAATCCAAGTTGGTAACGACCGCCTTAATTTGCCGGTGATTTTCCCCGGCTGTTGTAAGGGCGTTTAATAGCTGGTTTATCGTTACCATGTTTTTTGAAGTATATTAAGGCTTTTTGTTCGTTTTTTTCTCTTACTTTACTCATTTGGGAAAATCGTAATTAAGAAAGCAATCATCTTCGCCATATCCTAAGAAGAAACCGCCCAGCATATCCGCTGAATGTGGGTTAATTACATCGATGCCGTCGCCCGGATTGAGATACAAGGGGAATTTAGTGTCGTTTTCCAGCAGGTAATCGCGCAACCTTTGGGCGTAGTATTCTGCTTTGTGCTGGTATTCCCTCTCAATTCGTGTGAGTTGGTCTAAATCTACGCTGTTGCTGTTATCGCTGCCCCTTGTCATAACGCTTTTATTCATCATTTTAAAGGTCATTGGCAGCATTGACTCGGTTACAATGTAGTGGTATAGGCAAGGCGCAATGTATTTGTTTACCAATGTGAGGTAATCACCTGCCAAACCAGCCCCATTTATGTCATCACAAATCTTGTCATAAAGCCCTGAGCCAATTATATCCCTGATGTAGATGTCCTGCGCCGTCCGCATAGCGGTTTGCAGAATTTTGCTGTCCACATTTTCATCTATCGGGGTGTTCTTCTTAACATCCTGCTCACTTACAAAAAAAGCAAAATTAGCCATTGTTGCGCCTCCTTACATATACCTGCTTCCATTCGTGCCTACAATGCGGCAAGTGTATTGCTGGTTCGCTATCGGGTACGGTATACCAACCGCCCCTGCGCCTCCATACATCGTAACCCAAAATCGCAGTCATTTGGTCAATATCCTGCCGGGTGTATAACCTATTCATTTTTTGCATCTCAATACAAAAGGGGCGTGATTGTGTTTTAAGTGGTAAAGCCTCGGGGCTTTTTTCGTACTTGTATCTCAACTCAATTCTGGGTGTGCCTCCGCTGTCGCTTATGTCATTTATACCGATGTCAGTAATTTTTATCGCGGTGTTTGTCCATTCGATTTTACCAGCGTCTTGCAGAACACGAAGTATTTTGATAACCTCATCTTCGGCAATCCGTGAGGCGGTCGATATCTCTTTTACACTTGCCTTTGGGTTGTCATTAACTGCGCCCATAATTGCAAGTTCCTTTTCTGAAAGTTCAGCAAAGTTGAATTTAATCGGTTCGAAATCACTTTCCGGCTGTCCAAATTGAGCAAATACTTTTAAGTCGTCATCATTCCACTTTTCAAATTCGCAAACCTCTTTAAATTGCGCCTGAACTTGTACGGGCTGAAATCCTAACGCTTCTCTTGCTTCTTCACGGCTTACCAAACCAACCTGATACAAAGCCACATAATCAACCCCCAAATATTCGCTGTCCTGAGTGCTGATTTGTACGCCCGGATAAACAAAGTCGCAAACATATTCAAGCGAAGCGTCAAGTCTTGCTTGTCGGCTGTTTACATACGATTTATGAAATAACTCATACGCTTCAATCAATTCGTTTCTCGCGCCAAGTTGCCCGTCTGATTTCTGCCCCATTAAGATAGGGGGGAAGTTGTGAGCCGTAAATATCTCGCTGTTTACCGTCTCATTAAGTTGCAAAAATTGTTTATCAATGTCGCTTGGCTGTATGTGGTTAACCTCGGCAGGTCGTTCGTTGCCGTCATTGAACTGAATGATTAATCCCCCAGCATTGTCCGTTCCGGTGGTTCTATCCTTAAACTTGCGTTCAAACTTCCGCGCTTGTTCCGGTGTCGGTTCGCCTTTGAACAACTGAACCAGCGTTCCGTTTGAAAACCCATTGCGAATGTTATTATTGTGAAAGTTGGCTATCTCAACATCAATTTCGATATATTGCAACCCGTGAATGTAAGGTGGTAACGGGTAAACTCCCAGCCCTGCATCATATTCCCGGTAATAATAAAGCTGAACGCTGAACGGCTCTGCTGTGTCCGGGTTAAATCGGTCATAAGTCCTTACTTCATCTGCCTTGTATTTCTGCCAGTCTTGCAGATAAAGGTAAGTCCGGTGGTCATTTGTGCGGATTTTGCTGAAATCTACATGGTAAAATTTAGCAATCTGCCCCAACTTGTTGTAATGCACCTCAAAGCAATACCCATTGAAAATTTCGTAATCGAGTGCCAACTTTGCTTTGAAGTCATGCAGCCCTTCGTATGGGTTCACAAAGTCAATCAACTTCAAAGCGGCCTGATTGCCTTCGATTACACACTCGCTGCCGGCTGTAAACCTTGCCTTTTGCTTTACGATAGCCCCGTGCTTTGGGCTGCGCTTGTAAAATTCGAGTAGCGTATCTGGGAAGTCGTTCTTTTCCCCGTATGTTACAAAGCCTTTTTGTTTCTGCTCTTTAAATTTTGGCAGCTTAGACTCCGCAAATGTTATCTTTAATAGTTCAAAACTCATCCGATGTGGTGCTGTTTTATAGTTGTGTTGACCTCGTGGTCATTGAAATTCGTGTGTGATGTGCTTACTTCGGCAATGCCCCGGTCAATTTCTTCGTTTGCCAAGTCAGGGTCTAAATTGCTGGGGCTGGTTTGTGCGAACAACCTCCAATAATGTGTTCCAATCGGCAGGGTTTTAGCCGCTGTGCTGCCCTCGGTAAATGTGAACTCTTGAAACCTTGCCGGGTGTGTGCTGCTGTCGGCTACGATAAAAGCCTTTTGGTCATAGCTTACCTGCGAGTCAAAAACCAACAAATAAACGGGCGAGGTAATTGTAACCTTTTCCCGGCCTGTGATTATGACTGAATTGCTTTGACCTTTGGTTATGTAGAGCATCAACCCTAAATGTACCCATTTTCAAAGTGTGCAAAAAAAAGGGGCGACCGAAGCCACCCCCTTGCAAATACTATGAACAAATACTTATGAAAGACCCAGCGAAGTTACAACAGCCG